TTGAGACCCGGATGGTTGTAGTAGTAGGGATGGTGACAGTAGGACTCGGCGCCATTACACAATAAATTGCATATTGGCCTCCGAATTTCTGAACACCTGCGTTGGTGGTTTTGATGGGTCTGTACGCAGAAAATAATGGTGACATGATCCCCTTGGAGGTGGACACACAAGGGAATTCGAGAACTGACTCGGTTTCCATATTCGACAGGTCAATCAGCATACCAGGGAAGCCAAAAACATCGAGACCAGTGTTAGTCTTGAAGTTATTAGCGAATGTAAACGTTGTTCCATTTGAAAAATTACTCGGAGAGTAGATCAAAAGCAACTTACCGGTCATAAATGACGCAGCAGGCTTGATGATGTGGAGGCGGATGGAGTCCGCAGCCCACTTTGTGCAACTTGTCCAAAGATGCCACTGTAGGGTTCCGTTAATGAAACCTCTATTAGCGGTGTCTGGAGTTCGCACAACGGAGGCTTCCAACATCTTCGTGCCTGGCACTGTTGCAGTGCTAATGTTAAACGAATCGACTAATTGTGGCATTTCCATTAGAGCTGAGATTGACATTTCGTCAAGTCCCTCGATCGGAGCGAAAGAGAGATCGGAATTGTTGAAAGTGGCACGAGTGAGGTCAACGTCACCCTTATTTTTGCGTTTTGAATAAAGTGCGACATGCATTCGTTGGAAAGAACGTGTGTCAGCAGGATTATCCAACCCAATGGGAAGGTTTGGGGCCTCGAGTTTAATTTCATCGCCTCGCATATTCATGGGTAGAGTAGAATCGCGAATTGAATCGATTGTGATGTTTTTAATATCAACGAGACCTTGAGCGTTGTAAGCTTGTCCGATGGGACATCGACCATACACTTTGTCAAATGCAAGGTAAATGTCGAAACTGACAGTCGTAGCAGCGCCTGTAGCTGTAGCAATTGGTGTGAAATTGGTACAGTTAAAGTAACCTCCTGCATCAGGAAAGTACCCACCTTCAAGCCAATCACAGTTGAACGGAAACGGGATTTCAAAAGCAACATGTTTAGTGTCGCCGAGCGAGTAAAAGAGTTGTGGACAGGTGGCATTCCACGCTCGATTACTATTTACTGGTGGGGTGTAAGTGGGATCGTTGTTATTGTCATAATCAAATTTGACAACACCAGTGATACCAATTGCATTAGAAGGGACGATGATGATACGAGAATCAAATCGGACGTGAGCGAAACGAGTTATCAATTTCTTGAATCGTGGTGACGCAGCAACGAGGGTGGAAAAAGCGGAGAAGTAGCGGTTGAAAGCAGCTCCAGCAGGAATAGTTGCAACATAAGCAGCAGTTGTTAAAGAGCGGTCTATAATGTTGAATTGTTCAGCTTCAGGACATGGAGATGACCAAGGAACTTTTATCACAGTCATGCAAGCATCAGTAGCGATATTAGCAAAAGATTGCTCGTCTTTCATGCACGAAGCGAGGGTATCAACAGGTGGAATGACATCGACAGTTGTTGGAGCAACGTCCGGTGGCAGCCCATCTAGTGTATTAGAGTGAGGACTCGCCAAATCAGGAGGTGATGGTGTTGATGAGACACCAGCGCCAACCGATGGCGTTTCTCCACCCTGTTTCACTAAGTCGAGCAACTTATGCAACTCCTCTCGTTGACTTGGGGTCAAGTAAGAGAAATCATTCACGACACGAGGTAAGCGCCTAATGACACGGCAGCATCTACGATTACAACCACGAAAGAAAAGTTTTAAGAAAAAACACGGCAAACGAAAAGCGACACGAAAGACACGAAAAAG